TACCAAAACATGGAAGATTACTGCCTGTTTTAGGATAGATGATGTTGTTGTATATGCAAGATTTTTCATTCCAGATTTCTACCTCTCTACTTTTAATTATATACTGAGTGGTGTATGTCTTTGCAGTTAAAAAAGTATCTTTACCCTGCCATTGTGCCCAAACACTCCCCACCCCATTATGTAAAGGGAAGGTTTGATGCAATACATCTTTATAATTTTTCCAAAGATTCATGAATGTGGGTCGTAAATTCTAATTAAAATACCTACCGCAGCAATAAGAACTACAACAACTATAAGAGCAATCATTTTTTAACAATTTTTATTTAAGTTTTCAGCCATATTACCACCAATATCTGCACCTTGATTACCACCAAACATTGCTACCCAACCAGCAGCAACCCAACCAACAAAGGGAATAGTAGAAAGAGTAGGAGCAGTGGCTGCACCAATACTTGTACCAACTAATCTACCTGTACCTTCTGCTGATCCAATTGCCTTGATGCATTCTTCTGATTTTGCTGCGGATATTTCTTCTGCCTGTTTAGTGGTTAAACCTGGTGGTTGATCCATCCAAGACCTATGATTTGATACTGCACCACCTTGATTAATTTGACCATCCATAAAGTATTCTTCAGTAATCTGAGTTTTCTCATTTGCTAATCCTAAGAAACCACCTTTCTCTTTGATATCCTTAGTAATAAATGCTGTCTTAGGATCATTTGCTTTGTAACTAATTCGATATCCTTCTTTACTAACTTCTGCTAGATATGATGTATAGGGTCCTACAGGTGGACTTATGATTGGTAAATTATCTTTTCGACTTACCATACCAATTAAACCAATATGAGATAAACCAAAAACTCCACCAAGACCAAGTGCGAACCACTTGGTTAGATTAATACTCTTCTTTGGTTTTTCTGGTTTGGGATTTGAGATTTTTACCTCTGGTCCAAACATCGCCTCTTCCATATCCATAATTCAAATTCCTATTTTTTAGGTGCAGCAGTCGGTACGATTGATACTGGTGCTTGCTCGATTCTAATTGTTTGTGCTGGTGCAGTTTCAGATGCTTTAGCAATAAGGAACTCCATATCCTTTTTAGATATGTTTGCACTACTGCTACCACTGTCTCCACTCTTTTTCTTACCTGCTGCTTGGACGCCAAATGTCGCTAAAGTTCCTGTGAACACAGAAGCTATGAAAGTTGGATCAAGTTTTTGTTCTGGTATATTAAATGCCGCTGGTAATTTGACATATGCTAAAGTTAAAATACCTGCAGACCATACAAGAACAGAAAGTCTTACAATTGTAGATAGAAATGCAAGTTGCTCTTCTTTATCATCGACACTCTCTTTAATTTTTGTTAAAAGATTTTTTGGTTTTTCCTCAACCTTTTGCTCTGGTTTTTTATCTACCATATTACATACTAGAATGCACTCTTATTTAGTAAAATAATTTTTAACTAAGCATACTCACTATCTTCTCCTATGTAAGCGAGTGAAAATATATCAAGATCATCTTTTTCAAAATAAAACCATTCCGCAAATTCATCATGAATTGCACAACCATCCTCAACTGTATGAAGATCGCTAGTCTCGCACAATGCTTGAATGCGACTCATAGCCCAATCATGAGTTGTTTTTAACGTTTCATTAAAATTGTCCATAGTCTTTCCGCATGTAGCGTCCTAGAATGTTACTATTATAATATAAAGGTCTTCCATCGTCAAGAGACTCACTCAATACATTATTTAAAAACAACTGTTTTGTCTCTTCAAAATTAACTAAACCTTTTGTTTTGTGTAAACTTAATATCTCCCTCTTAAAATTTAACTTACCAAATTGTTTTATATCTTCTTTTAGTTCTGGGCAACTACCGTAATATTTTTTCCAATCACTTTCGGACGTAACTCTTCTCTTCGACCCTGTTCTTGGTTTTCTCTTTTGCCAAAAATATTTCCTACCTATGTATCTTCTTCCTGTTTGTTTACCACTAATTAGATAAACAAACCCATAATAATCACCAATCAGATCACTATCAAAAATTTGTTCATTATATAACCAAGGATTTTCATACTGACTCATACTTTTTTGTAATAGCAACTAAAGTATCTAGCGGAATCCACGCAGGGTCTTCAGTTTCTATTTGCACTTGCACCTCAGTAAAGGTTTTTTGATAAAATCTACAATAACTTTGACGAGTATTTTTGACAAAGTTAAATGGATTCCTCAGATTGTTCATCATTATTAAGTTTATTTATATCTTGATCATAACTATCAGCAGCATCTTTGATAGCATCCTTATATAATTCAATATCATCTTCAGGATTTAATCTATCTAAAAAGTCCTCATCTGGTGTAAAGATAACAGGTCCTTCTTTGATTCTTTCTTTTAGTTCATCAAGTAGATCTTTATCATCCATAGTATCATGTGTTAAAGTTTGAAACCACTAAATGTGTCCTTTTTCACATCTTGTTTGATTCCTCCCACTATATATGACTCTACCTCTGTCTCCTGTGGTGCAACTTGTAAACCCTTTGATGATATCCAATGTTGTGTCCAAGGTAATGGATTATTTCTTGCAGATATATCATATACAGGTTTCAGTCCGATTGACTTCATTCTCTTATTCGCAATCCACTCAACATACTGATGAAGTAGTTTATCATTTAAACCAATCATACTACCATCTTTAAATAGATACTCTGCCCATACCTTTTCTTCATTCACACAACGATCAAACATCTCATACGTCCACTGTTCTTCTTCCTTTACAATCTCCTTCATCTCAGGATCATCACCCTTTCTCCAGTTGTTAATTATATTTTGGGTGATTGCAAGATGTTGATTTTCGTCTCTGGCAATGAGGGAGATAATTTTTGCTGATCCCTCCATGAGTTTGAGTTCTCCAAAAGCAAAGCTACAAGCAAAGCTGACGTAAAAACGAATTCCCTCCAGTATGTTAACATTTGCAACTGCCCTGTATAAATGTCTTTTTAAATCTTTACGTGTCCAGACAGATGATGGTGATGCCTTCCAATCATCTTTCCACATGCTGCCCTGACCCCATTCCTGTGCGTAGTTGATAAATGTGTCATATGATTCTGTCACACTCGCAGCACGTTCTAGGATGCGATCATCAGATAATATTTTATTAAACACTTCTGATGGATCTGGATATACATTTTTAATTACATAAGTGTAAGAACGTGAGTGTATCATCTCCATAAAAGACCAACATTCCATACACGCTTCTAACTCAGGTAGAGAACAATATGGTAGAAATGCCATGCCTGGTGCACGACCCTGCACAGAGTCAAGCATGATCTGATACTTAAGATTCGAAGTATAAATGTGCTTTTGCTCTGGACGTAATGATTGATAGTCACCACGATCTTTCTGTAGAGACACCTCTTCTGGTCTCCAGAAATATCCCAACTGCTGTTTAGTTAGGTTCTCAAATTGATTATATTTAAAATTATCATATCTTTGAACACCTAAAGGTTTACCAAAAAACATGGGTTGTTTCTTAGTATCTACCTCTTCAGTATTGAATACTGTCATACCTTTAACTTTTGGCATAGTACTCCTATCTGTTGATGAGATTTTAAATTTTGCAGGATTCACACTCTTCCTCCGATGTGTCTAAAATTTCGGACACCAAACAACCAAGTGAAGTAGACTCTTCCTCTACCTCATCTGTTTTAATGTCATATGTGTTCTGATAATAACTCGTCTTCCAACCATACTTATATGTAGTCAACCAATCTTGTGCCATTACTGAAACTGGAACTTCGTTGTCGGGATAATGTTCTGGATTGTAACTCCAGTTACCACTGATTGCCTGATCAAAGAATTTTTGCATCACGGAAACAATATTTATGTATCCAATGTTGTTAGGCATTTCCCACAAGAGGGTATAATTATTTTTTAAAGTTCCATATTGAGGGACAATTTGTTTAAGAGGTCCTTTCTTTGACTTCTTAGTGGACAGGTATCCTCTAGGTGGCTCGATTCCATTTGTTGCGTTTGACACAACGGAACTGCTCTCCGAAGGCATTTGTGCGGACAAAGTGCTGTTCCTGACTCCGTGTTCCAAGACAAGTGACCTAAGAGAATCCCAATCATATTTTAAATTGTTTGGCACAAGTTCATCGACATCTTTTTTATAAGTGTCTATGGGAAGTATCCCCTGTGCATATTTAGTTCGAGAAGAATATTCACAAGCACCCTTTTCTTTGGCAAGGTTCACTGTGGACTTAATTAGATTATATTGGAATGCTTCTGTTAAGTCATGTACCAATTGCCATGCTTTTGGATCCTGATATTTAACTCCTTGCTTGGCAAGATAGTGTGCAAGACCTATGAAACCAATACCAAGGGATCTACGTGCCTTAGTTGCGATTTCTGCTGCTCTGACGGGGTATCCTTGAAAATCAATAAGTTCGTCAAGAGACCTAACACTAAGATCACAAAGACTTTCGAGATCGGATAGATCACGTATCTTACCGATATTAATAGCAGAAAGGATGCAGAGAGCAATTTCACCAGTTTGGTCATCGATATGTTGTATAGGTTTGGTTGGTAATGTGATCTCCTGACATAGATTACTCATCTCTACTTTATCAACAAATGAAGAATGAGTATTACAGTGATCAATATTCATTAAATATATTCTACCAGTTTCTGCTCTTTCTTTCAAGAGGGCAAGAATTAGTTCTTGTGCTTTAATAGTTTTTCTTGGTATTCTATCGTCTGCTTCATAAGCAACATATAATTCATCAAAGGATGTAGTGCCAAAAGCATCATACAACCCAGGAACAGAATGAGGACTGAATAAACTAATGCTCTCATCATCAATAAACCTCTGATAAAATAATGAACTCAACTGGATACTGTAATCAAGTTTGCGAACTCGATTGTCTTCAGTTCCTTTATTGTTTTTAAGGACTATGATGTCCTCTATTTCTTGGTGCCATATGGGGAAGTGGACAGTTGCTGATCCACCACGGATGCCATTTTGAGTGCAACATCTGACAGTGCTTTCAAACTTTTTGAGGAACGGGACAACACCTGTGTGCTGAACTTCCCCGTCTCTGATTTTAGCGTTGATGCCACGGATGCGACCCGCGTTGATACCGATACCCGCCCTCTGTGCAACATACTTGCCGATAGCCATATCACTGCTAAAGATGCTATCGAGGGTGTCATCAATATCCACAAGAACACAGCTGGCATACTGTCTAAGAGGGGTACGGACTCCCGCCATGATTGGTGTCGGTATGTTGATTTTGTGTTTGGAAATGGCATCGTAATACTTTTTAACGTAATCTAATCTAGTTTCTTGTGGATATTTAGAGAAAATTGTAGCAGCAATTAACAAATACATGAACTGTGGAGTTTCATATAACTTACCAGAACTACGATCTTGAACTAAGTACTTGTCTACAATCTGTCTAAGACCTGCATAAGTGAACAAATAGTCACGATCATGGTCTATAAATGATTGCAACTTAGAAAATTCTTCATCAGAATATATGTTTAATATTTCACTATCATATATTTTCTTATCGACACAATCGACAACATGATCTTTAAGATTTGGTAATTCATGTATTCTACCAAATAAGTTTTTTCGAAGAGCAAATAAAAGAAGTCTTGCAGCAACAAACTGATAATTAGGATGATCCAAATCAATTAAATCACTTGCAGAACGAATCAATATCTCCTGTATCTCTGCGGTGCTTATACCATCATAAAACTGTATTCCCGACTGAATCTCTACCTGACTCGCAGAGACCCCTGCAAGACCCTTACATGCCTCTTCTACCATGACATGCATCTTTTCTAGATTGAGTGGTTGAATTGAACCATTCCTTTTGACTACTTTTGTGCCGTTACTCATATTTTTTTCCAGTAATTGAATTTAATTTTTGCTTTTAATCCAGAATATGTGTTTGATTCTAACACATTCATTACATTATGTCCACGAAGTATCATATCATTTACATCTTTTTGTTCGATGTTGGGTGGCCATATGACTACCTTATCTCCTCTATCAATTGTTTTGGAGATTCTGTTGACGATTTCTCGGTTGCGAGGTTCATTATCAAAAACCCAAATATAATCGCTCCAACCAAACGTCCGAATATCAATATCGGAGCCACACATAGCAACGCTGTTTTCCACGAGGGTGGAATCGAAGGGACCTTCAACAATGTAAATAGGTTTCGTAGTTTTGATTTGATCCAGTCCATAGATTTTTGGTGCTTCTTCATTTAACATCACAGTGATATATTTAACAGAGTTAGTACCTAGGGATCTTCCTTGAAATCCAATTAGTTCACTATTTGTATCATACATTGGTATAATGATTCTACATTCATCCTTTACAATATTACTGAATGTTTGCTTTTGTGTATTTACCCACTCCTGAAACCTCTGTGCAAAGTAAAATTTACTAGGATTTAATCTTCTTCTTTCGAGATATTCTCTTGCTATCGAAACATCTGATGCCTTGGGAAGATCTAATTTTTTCTTAAATATTGGTTTTTTGAATTCGAACTTTGGTTCATCTACAACAAAGTTTCGACCACCAGCATGACCTTCTTTAAATTTTTCCATGACATACTGTTTATGAAGAGTGGTGTCAATTTGTTTTAAAAAATTATTAAATGATAAACTTGCTCCACAGTTGTGGCACTTGTAATTAGTATTCGTCTTTACTTGGTAGAAATATCCTCTTGCCTTGTTTTTATGCTTCTGAGAGTCACCACAAAGGGGACAACGGAAGTTATAAAGATTTGCCTTTACTCTTTTGAACTTCTGAAGTCGGGAGGATACGAGACCAATATATTTGGAATCAATAATATCCATTATTCACCTAAAGTATGTACAACTGGTGTTTCAGTTTTGAGAACATTATATAAATCCATATTTTCAGCAGTAGATACAGGATAGAACTCAGACTGAGGATCAAATCCATCATATCTTTTTGCCTGATTAATTACAATCGAACCATTTTCTCCTGATACAGACCGATGAAATGTTCCACGAGGTATCACTAATGCACCACTCTGACGATTAAGATGTACGATATGATACTTATATTTCCATTGAAGATTTACTAGTTCAAATGTTCTCTCACCAGATACTACTCGATTATAATCATCCTGAAAACCATGAATATAAAATTGCTTACCACCTACACAGTCAGCGGGTGGAGATGTAGCAGATCCAGTATGCACAACCAGATCTGCTGCATTTGATTCATCTACAGATATATCATAAAAAATAACATCCTGTGTTTCACGGAACACACGATGCTTCTTAAATTCAACTTCACTCATTACAAAGTAATTACTTTTCTATTATTATACTTGATTGTGGTGTTGTTGTCAATCCTTTTACAAATCTCTGCCCAATCGGTGATACTATAAAACTTATAATAGTTAATGCTCCTGCGATTGTCCACATCTTCTTCTCTATGACTCTCAAACGATTATCTACAAGCATTATATCCCTCTCACATCCTTTCTTAATACTTTCTGCATGACGATCTAATTTCTGATCTACTTGCTCTATCTTCTCAAACAATACTGCATCAATACGATCTTGTTTATCTAACTTCTCATTATGAACAGCAAGAAGTTGACCCATCTTTACAGAGTTTTCCTGTAGAGATTCAACAACTTTTTCTAATCTTTCAAGTATGGCAGCATTTACGTTTGTATTATCATCCATTTTTCTTATTGGTCAACCACATTTTACGTGATCCATGCCCTCCATATATGTATCTTTTCTTTTGTTTCACAGGAGGACTATCAGGTGGTAGACCTGCAATATTACCACTACTCGCATTGTTTGTCGGTGCTCCACCAACTGCCATTTCTTCCTTTAACGAACGAATTGTATCAATAACTCTTTGCAACTTCTCTTTCATATAATCTCTTCTACCAAATCTTTGCTCTCCAACTAATTTATCATATTCTCTTGATGCATCTACCATATCATCAACGTCCAATTCTGTCACTTTTTCAACTGGATATACATCTGAAAAACGATATCTTGCAAGACCAGACTCACCTGGTGTCTGATAGTCTTGTGACAGTAGATCATCAGTTACTCCAAACAATCTTTTATCATATCCAGCAACTGGTCCTGTTCCAGCGGCGTTAGTAAATCCGTTAGCACCAGAAGAGTTTGTTGGTGCTGCCTCTTTTATATCTCTTATCTTTTTAATTAATTTTTCGATGTTCATTACAGTGAACGCAATTGAGATAAGCAATCAGGATCTTCTTCAATGTCATCAATTTCAGTTTTTGGAAACTCTGGTATTCTTCCCAAAAAAATTAAAAAACTTTTAATACTTGGCCAGAGATCTCTTTCCAAATTATAAAATAATATTGGCACAGCTGCTTCATTAAACACATTAAATAACACCGTTAAATGGTTAAGTATCAGATGAACCTTAAGTTCACCATTATTTTGATACCTCTTTAACAATCGTTTAATGTACTTAATTCGTTTTAGATCATCCTCAAAGTCTTCCTTCGTGACGGATTGTGGATTATCATAGAATTTTATAGCAAAGAGCATATAATTGCTCTCATTCAATTCATCGAACTTCATACCATATTATGTAATTTTAATTATGCGAATGGATCACCATCATATATTGGTAAGTTGCCAGTGGCAATACCAGACATTGCAACAAGAATTTCTTTCTTAACTCTTAAGGTGAAAGTTCCATCTCCATTATCTTGATTATAAGTGGTAACTCCAACCCATCCTGCTCCTGTTTCAAAGGCAGTTTGACTAGCAGCTGTTACACCAGCACCAGAAACACCAAGTACTTGTGTCTCATCAGTATTAGCTTCTTTTCCTCGAACTTCAATTATGGATCCACTAAGAGCACCTCTCTTCAGAACAACCTTTGCTCCACCAGTGGTTTCAGGAATAGCTTGTGTTAAAACACTATTTAATGTAACATTTGCAGTGCGCTCTCCACCTATGTCCTCATTAAAAGTAACAGTTCCGATACCAATTGAATTAGTTCCAATTGTAAATGTATCACCTTTTGAGATATTATCTAGATGTGCTCCAGCAGCAGAATCACCATCAAGAATATCAAGGACAATTGCTTCTTTAAGAATAACTGTTGAAACTCCAGTATATGCTGCACCATCAGTTCTAAAAACATTCTCTGTTGATTTTAAACCATTTGTGACAAAAACTTTATTAGTAGCAACAGAATGAACTCTAGAGAATTGAAATCTTGGAATAAATTCTCCGTGAGTTATTTGTACGACATCTCCAGCAATAATACCCGCACCAGTTGTAGCTGCAGTAGTAGTAATTTCAGTTGCACCAACAGCAACGTCTCCATTGATTGTTGTTACTAATCTTGAAGAACCTTTTTGTGCACTCCCTCTAGAAAATTTGTTGAAGGCAGCATCAGTAACAGAAGACTTTGGAGACTGTGTTATCTGATAATTTACTCCTGTTATATCATCTGGAGTTGTACCTGCTGTTGAATCAATTGTGGCTAATAGAGTGCTACCAACACCGATGATGACCGCTTCTCCAAAATAACTATCTGGTCCTCCCAGTGGTTGACCAAATCTTATGATGTCACCGACTTCACCATGACCAGTGACTCCAAAACTAGTTCCACTTCCAATAACAGTTCGGTTAGCATGGTTTAACGTTACTGTTCCATTGGAAGTCTTATTATCATTTTTTCCCCAAAGTGACATTGTTTTACCTAATTAATCTTTTTTCTAAAGATATTTATATAACTCCGAAATTAACGAGATTTAATCGCCTTTTCTACCTGTGCAAATAACTTATCGTCTGCATCAGTTTTGGTCAATTTAACTGCCTTTCCTATAATTACAAGGCATATATCGATTAATTTTTCTCCGAGTTCTGCGTCGTCTGGAATCTTATTTACTGCATCACTAATAATTTTTGATGCAAATGGTAATAAAAATGAAAGCATGATTATAAAAAGTATACTATATTATATAGCAACTAATCATAAACTTTTTTACCTGCCTTAATTCTACCTGTTCCTTTCTTGTCGTAAAACTTAATGCCCTTTTCTTTTTTATCTTTATAGGCAGCCATGGCATTCATCTCTCTCTGCCTTTCTTTGTTTTTTGCCACTCTTGCTGATGATTCTTTTGCTTTGTTTACAAAATGCTTATATGTTAACTGTTCTTTAAAATTCTTAGGTTTCTGACCTTTTTTCTTCATACTGATTGCGATAGCAGCTTGTTGTGCAGGATTTGCTGCTTCGTTCATTTTTTTGGTTTTCTTTTTCATCGAGTTGATGAACTTTCTGTAGACTGCTGCCTCAGAGGTTTTACCCATCTCTCTTGCCCTTTGTTCCATAGCAACTGCCGCTTGAATTTTATGAGCATGAGATCTTGAAGAATTACGTATTTTTGAGACAGATGCTTTAGCAGTAGCCACGTTCTTAAAACCGAGTCCGTGAATAGTTCCTTTAGGATTTTCATCTGTATACAAGTCAGAGTGTTTTTTTGAATTGGCAGGTTGCCCTTTCTTTCTGGGTATGCGAGGATTTGATTCCTCTTTCATTGCTTTTTCTAAATCATCTGCTTGTTTGGCATGTGTTTTAGAACCACTCCTTAGTTTCTTAACTAAGTGTTTTACGAAAGGTTTATCATTCTTATCTAATTCTTCTTTAGTTACTTTTTTCTCAGGAAGACCTTTATGTTTTGTGGATGCAAACTTTTTCACATCACTTTTTTTCATATCCGCTGCTGCCTTTGCAGTTTCAGGTGTAGTTGGAGCTTGCTCTCCCTTTTGTATGGCACGAACAATTCCAAAAAACTTTTGTTGTTTCTTAGATAGTGCTGGCATTATTTTTTACCCAAATTCATAACAGCCTTGCCATATTTCTTTTTGACAATTTCAGCTGCAGAAGGTCCTGTGTTTACCTTCTGTGTCTTTTTCATTTCTTCACTTGGTGGATATGAAGTTCCATCCTTCTTGTCCTTCGCAGGTTTTACCATTCCACGATCTCTTAAATGATCGTATCCTTCTTCACCTAGATTAGAGTTTTTTTTTACTATTGAGTTTAGAGAATCTAATGCTGACTGAACTGTTGGATTTACTTCCTCTTTCTCCATATGTTTAGTTACATAATATTTTCCTTGTGCTCCATATTGTCCCTGTCTTCTAAGTTGATTTCTTTCTGCTCTTCTTTTTGCTGCTGCTCTTTCTTTTGCTGCTGCTTTGTTTTGTGCTCTACGAGCGTCTCTTTCCATTCCTCGTTTTTCTGCTTCCTTGTCTATGTAATAAGACTTCTCTTGCTCAACTAATTCACCATCAACTTCCTTTGATGCCATAATTTCTTTTCCTGCACCAGAAGCTACTGCCTGAATTTTCTTACGCAATACCATTTTTTTAATTTGGTTTGCTTTCTTTTCCTGAGTTTCGATTGACTTATCAGATTTTTCTTCACCACCAGAACCATACATCTCATCAACTAACTCACCGTTTAATTTAAATGACATGTTTAAACCTTTTGCTCTTAACTTGTTCTTCATAAGATTTACAAGAGTAGGCATGGATCTTGGATCGTCACCTTCTTTAGGTTTTAAATCCTTCATTGCATCAAAACTACCTTCATCCTCTTCACCCTTTTTCTTATCATTATGTTTTTCCTCTTTCATATCAGGATTAATTTTGATTTTATTCTTACCTTTCATCACATCCATTTTTTTAGTATTCGCATCAACCTTATCAGTCTCTGCAACTTCACCGATAAACTCTTCTTTTGCCATTGCCTTACCAATAGCCTTACGACGATTCATAAGATATGAGTCTGTCTTATCTTTCTTACCATCATTGTTAACATCACCATCTTCTTTCCCAACTGGATCTAAACCTTTGCCTGATTTTGTTTTTGCAGTCTGTTCACCTTTTTTCTTCTCACCCTCATAAGGAGTTCCATATCCAGTCATTTCGACAGATGCAATATTTGGATTTTTTCTCAATTCTGAAATCTTATCACGAGTTGCCATACGAACATATGACTTACCAGTTTTCTTATCTTTGACACGTACCTTATACTTACCATCTTCAGACTCTTCCTTTATCTCATCTTCATGTGGAATTGTATTACCATCTTTATCTTTCTGATGATGCTCTACAAATGCTTTATTAACTAATTTTGAAATACTATTTGACACATCTACAAAATCATACTCTTCACCAACTAACATTTTTTTAGCCAACTGCTTTACATTGCCAGGTGCAGGTGACTTTCCAAGTTGAGACAAGTATGCTCTTTTTAGTGAAACTGGATCTGCTTTCTGACCGTCCTTAAATCCTTGCTTGACTTTATATCTAACATCATACGCAAGTTGACGTGCAGATTTACGAATTTTATCGGCAGCACCTACTCCAGCCTGTACTGGTTTTGCAGCATCTTCAGATATTATGTTACCCATTTTTTGTGTCAATTTTCTTTTTTCTATATTTATTTATGAAATGTTTCCCGTAGGAAGAACCAGGCACCATTGTCTCTACATATTTACGATGTGCATCAGTGCCAACTAACCTCTGATCTGCAGGAACTCCTCCAACTTCTGTGCCGTTTACAACTGATTCAGACACATCTTTTATCCATGATTTAAACATAATTTTATCTTCAGTAACACATATTAAATAACTTGTTCCTCTACGAATAATTTTACCAACTAAACCAGTGTTAACGTTCTCTACAATTTCTCCCATATTAAATATCTTTTTATTAATATAATTTTCTCTTAAATTTTTCCAATCAAACTTAGGTGCGATCTGCCATAAATTCCAACCCTCTTTGATGTTCATTCCTTTTCTTACATTATTAAATAAGTCTTTTGCCATCTTCTTATTCATTGAAGTTGGAACACCTCTTAAGAAACCTTCAAAGTCATTCTCTGCTGCTGCCTTTCTTTGTTTTGATGCAGACATTCCAGATACATCATCAGAATCGGCATCACGATTACCAGCAGAACGAACTTCGATGTTATCAAAATTATAGAGTTTACCGTTATATGTTCCAGTAAGTTTCTCAAACTCACCAACACGATCACTACCACCCACAATTCTCACGTTTGTATATCCATCAGTGTGTGCCTTCTTCAATACATCAAAGATGGTGCGATTTGCTGCATCATTTACAATCTTATCTTTATGCTTTGGAAACATCTGCTGCATTACAGATACTTTCATGTCAG